CGTTCCGTTCCGTTCCGTTCCGTTCCGTTCCGTTCCGTTCCGTTCCGTTCCGTTCCGTTCCGTTCCGTTCCGTTCCGTTCCGTTCCGTTCCGTTCCGTTCCGTTCCGTTCCGTTCCACTTCACTTCACTTCACTTCACTACACGAGTTCGCCTATCACCGATATCGCCTCATCGCCGATTTCAAAGCGTTGGCCTATTACGCGAATACGTATCTCTTCCTCTTCCTGAATACGCGTAAAATCCGGCCGGTCGAAATGATGGTCTCGCGCCACGAATACAACCACTGGGGTTTTCGGTTCATTTAAAACGGCGCGAATACCTGCCAGGGTTATATTTTTCACGACACATTTGAATACAACGCCTTCAACAAGAGAACACGCTTGACATTCATACACGACATCAAATATCGCGTGTTTTCCGTAGAGATATCCGTTTGAATACGTGAGGATTTTCACGCTTCCCGGGCGAATAAATCCTTCGGCCATACACTTTCCTTCCACCATTTTCGAGAGAATATGTTCGAGTGTATCTTTCACGTTACGCCCGATAATCTGGAAGGGGATTCGTATTTTACGTGTTAATAATATTGCGGTATAAATACCAAATGCGCTTTTGGCTTGGACGGCAGCACCGCCACCGCCGCCACCGCCGCCACCGCCGCCAGGATATTTCGAAAGGGACGCGTATTGTTTTACTCCTCCTCCTAATGCTGACATTTTATGATATAATACTGATATGCTTTATGTATTATATTATATTAGTATTATATTTCTCGAAATTAGTCGCCGGTATGTAATTTCTCGATATTACACAGTAATGCCTCGCCCGGTGTGAAAAACCACTTTTTCCCATTTACATTGTTCGCCTGGAAGGTCCGCAGTAAAAATTCCTGAAACACGCATAATTCCTTCTGGGTGCGATGTTTGGTGTTTTCAATCGTTAGTTTATATTCGTCACCTTGTGTCTCGGGATACATCATTAAAATATTATTAATCATTGTGATTGTATCAGTTTTACCTGATTGGTCGCATCGGGCGCCTTTGTCGCGTTTCTTTTTCATCATTTTCACCTTGAAAATCAGGTATTCGCGCTTGAAAAACGAAATAAACCCGACAATCATATTCATCGTTTGGATTTGCGTCGTTTGTAACTTTGCTAAAAGCGATGTAAAATCGCGCGTATCTTCTGGTTCCGCGACGACCCACTCCGGTGTATCATAACGTAGAACAATAAGCTCGAATTGGTCTTTCTTTTCGTGAAAAAGCATCATTCCCATATCTTCGGGTGCTCCGGCTCCTGCGGTTCCCGCTGCCGCCGCTGCCGCCGCTGCCCGTTTTCCACCAAGAACCCGATGGATGATTTGCTGCGAATAATAGTTCAATATCATTTGCTCGAACTGCGACAATGGTTGAATGCCGCCGGTTCGTCGCATCATAGAATTATTGTTCTTGTGGTATAAATAATTAATGAGTTTGATGCTGTCGCCGATAAACAAATGCTCTAACAGATTCGCAATAACCAACTCATACAATTGGTCTTTTGTAATATGAAACTCCTCGGTTTGAGAGAGTTGCTCGATAACCTTACCGCAATAATAATACCATTCATCTTGTGTTTTCGTGGGTTTTTCGTGGACGACACGGCATGTCTCGAATGTTTCTTCTAATACCCGCAATAGTTCTTCAATGTCGTCGGCTGCTGCGCCTTCTCCCGCGATTACACTCGACGGTGCCGCGGACGACGCCAACATCTTATTCACAGCAGCAGCAACTGTTTCGTTTCTCGTCGCCGCCGCCGCCGCCACCGCCACCGCCCCCACGCCACCGCTTTCGCCAGCAGGCTTGATATCCACATGAGTATCGCTAACCTCTAATGGAAGAGGATATTCTACATTTTCATGTTTATACGGGATAGGCGTGCTTCGTTCGTGAATACTCACACGCGGGTCGTTCAGCTCTATCGGTTGAAACAAGTAGTAGATACCCACATTCACCAGTCGTCCAAGACGCCCGTATTTATCCGTGATATATTCGTTTGATTCATTCACCATCTGTGTCAATGCGAGATTGATTTGTGCGATGGGGTATGGACGTGTCGCATTCACGTGAGCAATAATTCCATTGGGGCCGGTTTTCTTATAGAAATACGATTCTTTATATAAATCCCGGATTTTGTGGATGATTTTATCGATATTCATCGACATGAATTTCTCATTAAATGTGTCCAGGCGAACATCGCTGCGGTTTCGCTTGCCCTCCTGCGCGCCCTTGTCGCCCTCCGCGCCGCTGTCGCTGTCGCTGTCGCTGTCGTCTCCGATACCATACAATTCGCTCTGTTCTTGTATCGGCTTCCCATTTGAAAATGTCGGCCGGCAGGTATATTCACACCGCTCCATATAATCGCACAACGCGGAAAATGGGCGCGCCCCCACCTGATAATCGATTTGTTTACGAGACGCGAGTTGTTGTTTCACAACCTGGTTCAATTGCGCGGCGGTTTGCGTATTATGCTGAATATTCAGCAAACAGTCCACCGCCGTCGTCCGCAATACACGCGAAACCGCGCCGATTTTCACCGCTTTAAATTCGGATAGGCGATACAAATACAGGTCGATTGCTTCTATTTCTTCATTGGATAACGTCGATCCATATAAATACAATTCCACATTCCGCCGCGAAAACGGCAAGTTTTTATGGCTACAATTCCGAATCGCGCGCCCGATAATCTGCTCCAGTAAATTCATATTATACCAGGGTTCCAAAATATGGACTTGCCGAATATTCTTGAAATCCAGCCCTTCCGCACCCGCCACGGAAATAATAACGACTTTCACATTCTCGCCGTTTGTATTATCCTCGCTCGTCAACGCCTTCAATTCGAATAAATTGTCCGGTGAAATCGTGGGGTCGCCTGTAATCACCGAATACCGCGCCGGGCGGAAGGGTTGGCCGGGGTATTGTGCCTGGTGCTGTTTTTGCGGTAAAAATGTGATTGCGTCGATACTTGGAACGGGTTTGCTCTGGAACAGCGACGAATTCCCGCCGCGGACGCTGTACCGTGTAAACCCGCACTCTTCCAGTGCGAGGGCGATAGGCACAACCCCGCCGTCGATATACTGACTATACGCGAGTATAATTCCATCGCTCGCGAGGACTTTATCACAGATACTCTTGATTTTCGCAGAGTATCGCCCGATATTGTCCGGCGCAAAAATCCGCGCCGATGTTTTTGTCGTTTTCTCGCCGTCGGGTAATTTAAATGTCCGGAGAAAGTCGGGGCGATATTCGAAGTTTTGACGCGCGGGTGGATTACCTCCTTCCGTATACGTCATTATTTGGCGCAGACCTTCCTTTCCGATACATGACGCGACATCGAACTCGCCACTATCGGGGTCATTGATATAATCGATGAGTGACGAATGCGGATAGACGATATTCAGTGCTTCGAGCGGTCGCTGGACGATGGCGTATCCTATCGTATCCATGTTTTCGAAAGAGGGGAAATTGGCGGATTCAATAACGGTTTTATCGTCGATTGCGGCGGGGGCGGCTGCTGCGGCGCCCTTTTTGCCTGCCTTTTTTGTGGGTGGTTCATCCGCCGCCGCCGCCGCAGCAGCAGCAGCGACTTTCCGCCGCGCCATCGCCGTCTTCTTGAAAATATACGACGCCTTCATGTCGGATATAATATACCGATATGCGGCCTCTTGAATATCACCCACCTGCGTCATATACGCGTCGATATGTTCGATGGGTTGGTCGATATGTTTGCCGTTGAGTTGGGTTCGCGGGTAGGCATGGCCTCCTCCTCCGCGCACTCGTGCTAGAAGTGAATATTCCGGCGAGTGTTCGCTCGGATATATACGATACGGAAATGTATACGGGTTCTCACCGCGCACAAATGAAAGATATCCCGTCGCTTTACGAACGAGGAGTTCCATCCCCGACTCTCGTCCATCTGCGTCTACACGGAAATTCCCTCGGTCATCAAATACATCCGCGATGTCAATCGTCGCACGCTTGTCATTCAAGTTCATCAGGTTAATCAACCAGACGATTTCCTTATAACTATTATACATCGGTGTGCCCGATAACAGTAAAAGGCGCACATTGTTGACTTTCTGCGCGATTTGAAACAATATCTTCGCTACACGTTTATCCCGATTATCATCCGTGATACGTATATTATGGACCTCATCGATAATAATCAATGTATTCGCGAATAATTTCCGCAATTTAGAAACAGAGAGTGTCTCAATTGCCATCATTTCCGCATCGGCAGCCTTCGCGACATCCGCCGCGGTTTTACGGCCCTTTTTCGCCCCCTCTGCGCCCGCCGCCACCGCCGCCGCAGCGCCCCTTTTGCGTTTCTCCTGTATCGCGACATTATCTTTTGATATCCCTATACTCGCCGCATTATTGCGCACATAATTCGCGAATTCGTTATACCCGAAAAATAAATAATGCGATGAAATCAAGCGCCGGATTTGTTTGACGATTTTATCGCGGGTGAGCCCCTTCATATTCATCGGGTTGACTTCCTTGATGAACTTATTCCCGGTACATGCGCGTATATTCCATACTCCCGGCTCAATCTCTCGCAACTCGCGTTCATCAAAGAGCTGAAGCCGGAAATTCTCCTGGACATTCGGAGACGCAATCACAATAATACGCTGGGATATTCCCATCTGTTTCATATAATCGCGCATTTCTTCCGCGACGCTAATCGCCGAGCATGTCTTCCCCGTTCCTAATCCGTGGTATAATAACAAGCTGTTATACGGTGTTTCTACTGAGAGAAAATTGCGGACGAATTGCTGGTTTGGTGCGAGTTCAAATGGCGCATTACATAAGATTTCCGCCTGTTCTTCCACACTCACCGCATTATCTACATCCATCTTGGTATCGAAGAATTCTTTACGAAGGGCGATTTTGGTATTGAAATTGGGGTCGTTTAGGGTAGGGTAGAGGCCATCACCGGCGCCGGCACCGGCTGCGTCTTCGTCTTCAGACCCAGGGAGTACCCCGATATCATGAAGTGTATACGCGCGCTCGAGCAACTCCTTTTTCAGCAATAATTTATTGAAATCCTTGCTGAACGGATTATTCAGGTCGTCTGGTTTTAATAATCGCACACTCTGGTCCAGTTCATTTGTTAAGCGGGCTATTTCGGATGCGTTTGATTCGGGGGGTGCGGGTGCTGCGGTGGTGGCGGCGGCCTTCGCGGTCTTCAATTTCAATGTTCGTTTCTGCGCCGCTGGTGCTGGCACGTCGACGGGTACGGGCACAGGCACAGGGACAGGCATCGCTGCGCCGCCGCCACCGCCACCACCGGCTTCCGCCATCACCAATTCCATCGGTATATTTTCATCTTCAGCATTCATACTACTATTCTATTCTTCTATTATTATTTGATTACTGTCCCCTTTATATAACTATACGAAATAAAAGGACCGATACGATATTCAGTAAATACGATATTCAGTAAATTCGATATTTAGTAAATACGATATTTACTCAGAATGTTATTGATTTTGCGAATAATCCCAATCTTTTCTAAATTGTAAGGCCTTATCATCTGTATACATTCGTCGTATGGCGCCCATTTCATCAGCCCGACTTCCATAATATCATGCGCGGTTTTCGGCTTCTTTTCTAAATCCACCATCGCCAGGAAATATTTCTGCTTATAGCATTTCATATCTGACCCCATAAATATCTCTTCATATGGCGCGATATTCTGGATTACGTTGTCGGCCGTTATATCATACCCCGTTTCTTCCAGGCATTCACGCAGCGCACACGAGATATCCTTTTCATTATAATTGCGCCGGCCTTTCGGAAACCCCCATTCCGTTTCATTCCAACGCGTCTTCGAATCATCGATGAATTGCTGGAGATTTTTCACACGCCCGTCTTTTGTGCGTATGCCTCCGAGTACTTGCCGATACTTTTCAAATGACACCATTTCCTCGTTCTTGTATTGGCTTCCGCGCGTATAATCTCCCCATAACAATTTCCATAACTGCTCGAAGGTAAGACGCATCAGGTTCGCCTTTTCATGGACGGTCATTTCGTCGATAATGCGCTGGATATATGCTTCGTCGTGTAGCGAATACTTGCCTCGCACAAAATCCACGAACCCGAATGAATCGCGACGCCGTATCATCAAATATTCGGGGCCGGAATCGCCGCACCGGAATGCGATAACGCCGATACTTGTGATGGGTGCGCGGCAATTGTTATATACATGATTATTCCGGTTACAATTATTACAGAAATATTTGCTCTCGGATGCGGGAGTCGGAGCGACCGCCGTGCCGCCTGTGCCCGTGCCCGTGACTGACTTATGTGATGCCAGTTTCAATTGGTTCATTTCGATATATGACAACACGGATTTAGGGTTATGTATTTTTGTAGGTTCATCCGGGACCGGGGCAGCGACCGCGACGTATTCTGTCATACTCATTTACCGTAATTATGATATTGTTTTTATGTTATTTCATAGTAAGGCGTATACGCATACGATGTTGAAACTAGACGCCACCGTGTGGGGGCCACATTACTGGTTCTTTTTAATGACGGTTGCTGTGAATTACCCCGACCACGTCAATGATGTCACGCGTAAAAAGTATTACGATTTTATACAGAATTTCGCGATGTTTATTCCTGACCCGGAGATGTCATCGGAGTTTAGTCGTATGTTGGATAAGTACCCGGTCACACCCTATTTAGATAGTCGGACATCGTTTATTAAGTGGGTCCATTTTATTCATAATCGGTATAATGTTCTATTGATGAAGGATGAGATGCCTTTACATGACGCGCTCGAGAGATATTATTTACACTACCGGCCGAAACCCATCCAGATATTAGAGGAATTGAAATACAGAGAGAAACTGGTGTATTTTTTGGTGGTGGTGGGGTTGGGATATGCGGCGTATTACTATCATAATCGCTAGCGTAGCGTAACGGAGCCGAGTGTAACGGAGCCGAGCGTAACGTAGTGTAACGGAGCCGAGCCGGTGGATCCGAACCGATCCATTATTTTACCATCATAATATAACCAAGAAATATGATAAAAGTAGAATATATTGTATTTATAATCACCGTTATCATCATCGCAAATGTATACTATGATGGGCGCCTTATAAAAATATTTCAGTCCAATCAAAAGCTTATTAAAATGGCGGGATTTGGTTTCGCTGGTCTATGTTTGTTCCTGTTTTTACGACGTAATCCTGAAAACTCTAGGCAGTTGTTATTTCATGCGAATGATATCATCAAATATATGCCAGTGAGTAAAGGAACCGCGGATATGATAACACCGTTCTTTGATTTTACCAGGGGGGTTCCGCCCCCCAACGACGGGGTTGCCACGGCCGGTGTGCTGGGCGGCGCGATGGGCGGTGGCGGCGCGATGGGTGGTGGCGGCGCGATGGGCGGTGGGACGTCGGGCGCTATGGGGGGCGGCGGCAGCGGTTCTATCAGCGCCGCCGAGCGCCGGGTCCTCAATTCGGGCAAGGGCTCTAGCAAGCGAAGTGTCAGCGAAACAAAAAAGAAATACGTAGCAGCGCAGCAGGGTTGGAAATGCGGCGATTGTCAGCGTCAGTTGCCCGCCTGGTTTGAAGTCGACCACGTCATTGCTTTAGAACACGGCGGGTCCAACCACGTCGATAATTTAGTAGCATTGTGTCGTGATTGCCATGGGAAAAAGACCGCGATGTCGTTCTTATAATCCCCCGCGCGTGGGCGTGCGAGACGGCGGCGGTAGACGGCGAAGCATTATTATATCTTATAATTATAACTGGTGTTGTTGTAATTATAAATTATTCATTATAAATAACTCAAATATGGATGCCACCGCCTCTGTAGAAGAATCATTTCATATAAATAAATTACTAGACTATTTACCTATTATTATTATTGCTGTCATATTCCTTGTCGGGTTTTTTTCGTGGGATGTTGTCCGGAAAGAGTTGGCTAGTTTTATGATGTTGATATTGGTATTTATATACGCATTATGGGTAATGAAAGGAGACGCGAAATCGTATAAGAAGTGGCTAGACGGCAAGGGTGATGACAAATATATATTACCGCCGCCGCCGCCCGGTCAAAATCCGCTTGATGGTAGCTTTCAATTTATTTGGTTTAATATATCTAAGTTAGGTGGACTTGTCGTCGGTATAATTATTGCGCTCGCAGTAGGTCTCGGTCTCGGTTTCGGCAGTATCGATATTAATACTAGCGCATCACAACCGTCACAGGATGCCATAAATTCTCTAAACGTATTTGGAGGCGCATTTTCTATCGGCGGAATCGTATTGGTTCTTTACTCATTATGGAAAATATTCCGTGAAGATGCGTCGATTGACGGCGACGCAGATAAATCATTGACGAAAAAACTCGGGCTTGGTGGGTTTGTCGGTTCGGTATTAGGATTTTATATGGTCGCGCGGGCGAAAATCATCGAGAATGAACGGAAGGAAATACTGGCGAATCCAGATAAAGCGATAGAATACAAAGAAAATCCCGAGAATAATGGCGCAAGCACGGCATTGGTGATTGGATTGGTATTACAGGTGATTGGTTATGCGATTATGGCCGGCGGATTATACGCGTTTAACCAATTTGAATATGGCGCTGGTAACCGCGCGTGGGCTATAAAGGGGGTTTCTATTCTGGCGTTTTTCATGTGCGGGATTTTATGGATTGCGAAAAGTCAGAACTGGCCTGGATTCACCGATTCCAACACCGGTTCGAAGGCGGTAGATTCATTTGACAATAATGTGTTTGCCGCACACGGTGGGATTTATATGATTTTCGCAGTTGTATTTCTTGTCTTCACTATCGGCGCATTAGAAAAATCGAAAACATACTATTTCTCTGGTGTTGTATTGGCGATTTTGTTATTTGGATGTTACATTTGGAACATTATTGATATGGCTCGACAACAAAACAGAGATGAAATAACCAAAGAACAATCCCAGATATTGAGAGAAGAGGTCGCCAAAGAATTAAAGAAGAAGGCAGTTGATGGAGCCGCAGTAACAGATGAAATGATTAACGGTGCGGTTGTAGACCGCGTACGAATGAAACAAAAACCGTCCGAAATCGTAAACGGCGTTTTTATGACGCTTTCAGTGGTCATTATCTTGATGATTACTGTTTTCCGCACCGTGCGTCTACGGATGGGAATTTGTCGCGGATTTCCGGATGAAGATACATTATTGATTAATATATTTAAATATCCGTTTGTACATCCCGTCAATGCGGCGGCGGGACAAGCGGGTTATTGTGAGAATTTAAATGATGGTGCTAATGCGAAAAAAACCGCACAAAATACGAAAGCGTATGATAAAATAAAAAAGGGCGAAATCGATAATGTAACTGGGGCAGAATGGGATGCTCTTTTGAATACGTATGATGATAATATTGCCGTGGGTGGCGGTGATTTCTCACCTTCGGTCGTTCGCATCGCCAAAGGTGCCATGTGGAACCCCTTTTTACTAGTGATACTCATTGTCTTGTGGGTTGCTATTTTGTTCACACGCGTTTCTACATCCGAAGCAACCAATGTCTGGATCGCAAATTCATTTACCGGAGATATGTTTCCGAAAGTCAAAGAATTAATCGACACATTTTTTATTGTATTGATTGTCGGGCTTTTATTATGCGGAATATTATTGCTTCCGATGGTGAAGGAACTCAATGTCGGCGGTCTGGATTCGATGTTGAGGTTTGCCGAATCAATACAGGTGTGGCAGTATGATTCGGATAATACCAAGAGTATTGGTATTGGGAAAGGCATAATAGTATTCATACTGTTCCTTACAATCGGCGCGATTGGACTATCCTGGTATTGGCACTATCTCCTAACGAAAGACAGCACTATGCCAGAGGTGCCGTATGGTTGGGGGTGGGCCATCGCCCTCGCCGTTCTTTTTGCGGTTTGTTCTGTTCCCGGGTTATATCATTTGTTTGCCGGGCATCCAGTAAATAGCGCGTTCAAAAATGAATCATTTATCATCCGCCTTATCCGGTTATTATTCACCGCAATTTATTTGATTCCCTGGTTATTTGTTACCATTTTTAAACTGGTTTTATTCGGCATTCCGGGAATATTCGGTGGCGCGTTCAGAGAGAAATTCATAAAGGAACTCGATAAATTTAAGTTTTGGGAATGGAGTAACGTTAATGACAAACCCATTGACCTTCAGTTATTTCCGGTCGGTAACCCAATCGACCCCAAAAGTGTGACATCGATGGCCGCGCCGGACTATTCGGAGAATGCACAACAAGATATAATAACCGCAGCCGCCACAAAAGGTGCGAGTCAGACCGCCAAAGAGAAAATGAATGACGCGCTTAAAAATACACCAGAAACACTCGACCAAACCAAAGTCGGCGCCATCGGTAAGCTCATCAAGGTCGTTTTACTCACAATTTCGTTTGTAATTATGATACTCACGGTTATTTATTATGTGTATAAGGTTGGTGCGAATAATCGCAGCGCCGAACAGGACGCAGCCTCCGGTGGCCTCGCCGCGCAATTGAACTCGCCAACCGCCCAGGTGATTTACGTCATCATGGCGATTGTTGCCGTGGCGGGAATGGTCGCATACATCCGCGATAAATTCACAACGGCCAATAATAAAACTCCGGAAGACTATCTATTCGATGATTACAAGCCGGAAGATTCGGCGAAACCAATCCGCCAACTGACATTCAGTATGGCTCACATCATCTACGTTGTATTAATGATTATTGTGTGGGTCTATGATACCGATAAGGATGACAAAAACCGGATGTCCGTTACAGGTATGACTGTTTTAGGTATCGCAATCCTATTTTTCCATTATTTCTTGGAGTTTATTGATAATAAGAAACAGGGCGATACGGCGACGGCGGCGGCGGCGGCGGATAAACCTGTCATGGCGCCAATGTCGAATCTCCTCACAAACATCCGTTTCATTGTGAATACCATATTCTTTATTGTCCTGTGCGTCCTCGCGTATTATAAACAGCACTCCGTCATGGTCGTCTTGGTCGTCGTTATGTTCTTCTTCCATCTCACGAAATCAATACTCGGTATGAAACTCCTCCGTCTCGCTTGGTTGTGTATTATTTATATTCCATGTCTCTTCCTCGGTCTTCTCACAAAATCTCAAGGTGCGGTCGGCGATACAACCCGCCCTATCTGGATTATTCTAGCGATTGAGATTCTCCTCGCCGCAATCTTATTCGGCGGCCCCTATTTACTCAACTATATCGGCGCGTCAAAATCGCAAATCATCGCCGCACCCGTCCCACTCCGGCCCAAACATGACACCGGATTGACGACCCAGAGTCCGCAAATCTTCATTTTTCATAATACCGGACTTGACCGCAGTGACTCCGATAAAGCGGCCAATTGCGCACCGGAAGAGAAGAAGCGGTACAATTATTCGGTTTCAGGCTGGTTCTGGATAAATAATAATATAAACGCGATTGACAAGGATTTAGAAATATTTAATTTCGGCGGTGTTCCGAAATTGACGTATAACCCGGGCACGACCGACTTCAAAGTATCCAGTAAAACAGTAAGTTTGGCAACAGGTGTACCGAATGCGGACGAAACCGTCATATATAACTCGCGATTCAATTCACATAACATGAAAGACTTAACATCGATTGAAAGAAACAAGTTTGACATGTTGAATGATTCGAAGACCGCCGACATACAAATACTTATTCAGAAATGGAACTATTTTGTTATTAATTATGACGGTAAATCGATGGACGTGTTTTTGAATAATACGCTTGTTGCGAAGAGTGATTTTTTTATCCCGGATATTACGATGCAGCCGATTACGAGTGGTGATGGCGCCTCCGCCAAAGAACAAGGATTGAATGGGAATATTTGTAATGTGAGCTTTCACAAGGAACCGTTGACAATCGAACAAATTCGATGGACGTATAATATGTTGAAGGCGCAAGACCCACCGATGATTGGAATGAAAACCATTGCGGATGAAGTGAAATCGACTGGGTCAACAAATATATATTCGCAATAATCGATTATTATATCTACGTATGTTATATACCATGAATTCAAAACTTGTGTTGGCGGTTATTGTTATTTTATTGTTGTTGTATGTCATTTTTAAGGCATTGACAACAAATTATACTACTTTAGGAAGTATGCAAAAGTGGACGAATAAAACAACCTTAACCGGTGGAAATTTACCAAATAGTTTTAAGGCCAATAGCTCCATTTCCGTTTGGTTTTATATTAAAGATTGGGTGAACTCCGCAAATGTTGTCAAATTTTATAACAACGCAAGTGCTTCTGCGGGAGGTGAAATATTTAAGGTTTATTTGAAGAATGACACCAACACGATTGTAATTAAACCCAAGGCGGCGAATGCCACCGATTGCGAGATTTCCGAATTTCCTCTTCAGAAGTGGGTAAGTCTCATTATCAGTTTTAACGGTTCCGCGATGGATGTTTATGTCGACGGCAAGTTAGTGAAATCATGCGTCGTGAATACAGGGTCAGACCTTGCGAAAACACAGAGTATCGTATTGGGTGAAGACCCTACGACGGTTAGCAATAAGGATGTCGGATTTATTACAAATGTTAAACTGAAATCATCCCCCATTGCGCCCCAAGAGGCATGGGATATTTACTCGCAAGGATTCGGTGGAAGCCCCTGGAGCGACTTACTCAATAAATACAAGATTAAGTTGAGTTTCATTGTTGATAATCAGGAGCAGACCAGTGTTAGCACATAACCATGATTCTTCGTTAGTATAAACGTAATTTATTCTATATTGTTTTTTTTTGCTTGATAATATATAGTATAAATTATTCATAGTTTTCTTCGTTTCATATAAGATGAGTAGCAGTAGTGACGCGGGTGGTGACGGCGGCGGCGGCGGCGGTGGCGGCGGAATCTTAAGTGGAATCACATCTAGTTTTTCAAGTCCAAGTCAGGCTGGATTGTCTTCTAGTTCTGGAATCGGCGGCGGTTTCGGATTAAAGGATTTCATGGAATCAAACAGTTATGTAGCCAAATTCGCTTTTATTTTGATGGTATTTATTGCCTTTACGGTATTACTTAAAGTGACGATTATCGTATTGTCCTATTTCATGCTTCCATCCATGTCGCCTTTTGTATTGAACGGAACTGCGAATACCGATGATATGGCGATTACTGTATCACAAGACCCGTCTTTGCCCAATTCGGTGTTTATCGCACGTTCTATGAATGAGAGTGGTGGTTTAGAATATACCTGGTCCGCGTGGATTTTAGTGAATCAGGCTCCACAAACCGAGGATAAATATTCCAGGATATTTAGTAAAGGTGGTGAAGGAACGAAAGACTCAGGTTCTGGTATCTATTTCCCCAATAATGCGCCGGGATTATACATCAAGAGAACCAAAAGAACTACCGATATAAACCCCGACAGAACAGACAAGGGTGAAAATATTACATTAATGGCCGTTGTTGACGTTAACGGTAAGAAGAGCGGTGGTGAAATTTCAAAAACCGATATGAACGAGCAACTTATCGCGACGGATATTCCAATGAAGAAGTGGGTGAATGCGATTATACGTGTTACAAATAACGTCGTTGATTTGTATGTCAACGGGCGTTTAGCACAACGTCGCAAGACCGCCGGTATTCCTCTCCAAAATTATGGGAATGTTAATATCGGTGAAGATAAGTCCGCAAATCGTTTTAGCGGATATATTTCGACCATCCAGTATTTTAATTACTCGATTGGCGCAAATAAGATTATGAGTATTGTAGATGGAGGCCCCAACCTGAAAATGGTTACAAATGGTGGGGGGGATACAACGGCTACGAAATCAGTCGGTACCTATTTGTCGAATATATGGTATATGCGATAGCCGGAGTCACCGACGGAGGCCACGACGGAGGCCACGGAGTCACCGACGGAGTGCGCGATTATTTTTTACACGAGTATGTGTCATCGTGTAAAAAATAAAATACAAAATCCTGTGTAATATATAGTATTATACGTAGGATTATACGTAGTATTATACGTAGGATTATACGTAGGATTATACGTGATGAGTCTACCGTCTTGGTCTCCGCCTTTAGCACAAGACCCTGTAACCAAAGTAGTATATTTTGAATATGAACCTGGTATTCGATATAATGTTTATTCTCTCGGGTATCCCACCACATATACATTACAAACGGGTACATATACGTATGGAAACGGTAGTCGCGTCACCGATGTTTCATCCGCAATCACAAACATCCGTTCTACAATGATTGGGGTGGTTCCATTGATTCGAATTACATCCAATAATACGAACCCGAATACTCCGATTACATATTCGTTTCCAACAAACAATTATTCTATGTCGATTATTACGTTAGAGCGGGATTATTATGTCATTCCACAGACTGGTGCGGCCACTGGATTATATCGTATCCCCGATGCGGCAGATGTGATATTACCGTATCGCCACGCACTAATTATTAACGGGATACAGGATTCGTCCGGTGGGTTTCTTCCGTCCGTGTCGACGATAACAGTACCGATGGAAATTCGTCAGGATGCTTCGAATGGGGTATATCTCGAAAAAAAAATCAACTTACCCATCACATTGACTAGAAGTGCTACAAATATTACGATTAAATCGTTTGACATCAGCGCGGGCGGTTATACTATAAGCGACCCCCGTAATAAAACCCCCAGGTCGGCTTCCAACGCAGACTTTCGCAACGGCGTGATTACGCTCGAATACACAAACGGATATTACGATTTAAGTTTCGCAGAGTTCGCGACTACTACCCGACAAAATATCGCGGACGGAACACCGGATTATACAAATGTGGTGTATTACCTTACACAACGCGGGGCGGTATTCGATATAAGCAACGATAATATCATAATAAATGACACCCGAATATTATTTCGGAAAGTCACCTACAATGCGAACAATCAATACGATTCCATACCGATAAAATTTTATCATGCGGCTACCCCGATGTATGACCGTTCCATTCAAAGTGTCGGCGAATCCGCTTATTACGGCGGAAGAACAATCAAATTGAAAATCCTGAAATCGACGCCGAGATTTGAAGGTCAGACACCTACGCAGAATACCGACGACCTGACGACGATTTACTTCTTACCCGATTTGAATAAAATGACGACCGAAGGTTCGTTTGTACTCGTGCCGCCCGTGTCCAATAATACCGACTCAAGTGCGAACTTCGTCATGTCGTCGTCGAATGAAAATGTCGTCAAAGTCGTATATTCCGCCACCACTGGGGTTTTTACCGCGCGTGTTTATTTAGAAGGTGTCGCTACAATATCAGTAACACAGTTAGAAAGCACCAATTTCAACAGAAAAACCGCGTATTTCAATGTGAATGTATTCAAAATAACCGCGGCCATTATCAACTGTAACACCAACGTTTTTTATACCAATCCGTATAATCGCCAGTTTTGGACGCGGTTCACGCCGAATTGCCGCAACTCCGATTTATATGACAGCGTAACCGGCGCAAAACTGACACCCGTCCAGGTCGACGACGTTTATGATATGCGCCGCAAAACCGAAATCCTCAAATATAATAATAATGTCGGTGGGCTTACGAAAAGCCAGAAATACGCAAAGGCATCGCGCGGCGAATTAATGCGCAAAATCGGGAATGAAAATAAGTATTTGAGCGAGTCGACGGGGGGCGGTTCTTTTACACTCGTGTGTCCATCCACCCCTGAATCACGTGCGCGATTACAATGTGGACTAACGTCGGCGTGCGGTGTGCCGGGGAAAGAGCGCTTGTTGTGCTACGACCCCTCTGTGAATTTGTATAATTATAAGAAGACGTACGAATATAAGGCGGGTCTACAACTGACATCCAATATCCCGACAACCGCGCTTACCGCGCCGACCAATTTTGTGGTGACGGCGTTTGACGTCGTTCTTAATCGTATTACGCTTCGTTGGGATGCGCCGGATTCCAATGGCGGGTTTCCGATTACCGGATACGTTATAACCTATTCCGTCGATAATAAAACGTGGGCGCCTTATACGAGTATTTTACCGAATGGCGTGCGGACCGGTCCGGATGCGAGTTATAATGCGGTATCGGGTGAATTGAACGGAAATACCATCGTGTTTGAGCGAAAACCGGGGTCGATTGAAATCCTCACAAATACCGTGTATTATTTATCGGTTTTTTCCGGCAATGAGCGCGGCTTGAGTAGTGTGCCTGCGACACTCACATTTAAGACGTCGTCTGTTCCAAGCCTTATTACCGAATTTTCGTTCAGTGACGCCGATGAGCGTAAAAATCTCATGATTGACGTGAAATGGACGAACCCGTCGAATTTGGGAACGTCAGTGCCGGGTGGGTATAATGGACCGCCAATTACGTCGTATAATTTATATTATCGCGAGAGCACGACCACCGGTACTACGTGGAATAAAATCAACATCGATGTGAGTAATGTGATATCTGTCACGTCGAGTGTAAAACGATACATATTGCGAAATGTTGAGAATGAGAAAAAATATAATTTGAAAATAGAACCGATCAATTCGGTGGGCATTGGACCTGAATCCACGATATTGACCGCGCGGACATTGATGAAACCGAGGGTGCCGTTGAATGTGGTCACAACCGCGAAATACGGCTTATTGCCGCCAACGATGACGGACTTGTCGCGAAATTATATTAGTGTAACATGGGAAAAGCCGGATAATGGTGGCACTTCGATTCGATACTATAACATTACAGTTACGAATCTCGGGTCATCGGGAACGTCACAATCATTTCCATATAATATTGCTTCTACAAATACTGATAGTAAATTTACGGCGAATATCACTAGGTTTACGTCGGGGATTGGGACGGGGTATATCGTGGACGGGTCTTATTCAATTATCGTTACCGCGTATAATGGATATCTCACAAGCGAATCCAGTGCGGTATCCAAGGTTACTATATTACCAACCTCTGCGAAACCGTCCATATCAGATGTCGTTGGTTATTATAATCAGTTTGGATTGAATTATGCGAGACTCATATTTACAATTAATAATGGTGTTGCGGATGGCATCTCTATAACAAATGTTCGGGTGAATGGTCTGAATTCGCGGTATTCGCCATTAACAGATATATACGACCAAGCCATCAATGGAACCGGTGAACATACGATTAATATTCCGACGACGTATGACGGGGATGAATTGATTATTGTTGGGAATACGTATAATTTGACATTGACGATAACATATTCTAGCGGTGTAGAATCAACAAGCGAATTTTTCGAATATACTCCTGAAATCAGGTATATTTCGTGATAATCAGGCGGGGCGGGCGGGGCAGGCGGGGCGTCATGCGCGCAATGTTGGGTCAATACAAATATCTTGGCGCGCATACACTTCCCCCGACATACATTTATCCCCCGCTTCCACCTTAGCGCAGCTTCTAAATCCGCGGTCTTCGCCAATATAGCAGTAACCGGCTTTCCCGCTTTGGTGTTTTTGGGTGGCGCTTGTGCTATCATCCGCGCGTGGTGACGGTCCTGAATATTCACGGTTCGCTTTATCTAAAAATGTATATTTCGGGTCGTCATTATTAAAACCGGGTTTCTTATCCGAGCTATTATTCATCGATGGTGGAACAGGCGCTTTATGAGGCACTG